AAGGTAAATGAAGTTATTTGTTGACGCAGATTACATCGTTTATAAAGCTTGCGCTGGTGCAGAGTCTGACCTAGACTTTGGTGATGATGTAATTGTAGTTGTCAGCAAATTTAGTGAAGCATACGCATCAGTTAAACGTGAACTCAATAAAATTAAAAATAAGTTCATGTGGGATGTACCAGAAGTTGTCCTGTTTTTTAGTGATAGTTCTAACTTTCGCAAAGAAATTATGCCAGCTTACAAAGGTCACCGCAATCGTAAGAAACCTTGTGGATACAAACGTGTCATCAATGCTCTTAAAGATGAGTACGAAGTAGTAATACTACCGACTCTTGAGGCTGATGATAGTATGGGTATCTACGCTACTAAATATCCTGGTAATGTAATCGTCAGCCCTGATAAGGACATGCGACAGATACCTGGAAGGCTCTACAACATGGATGAAATCGTGAATGTGGAAGAGTCAGAAGGACAACGTTGGCATCTGATACAGGCGCTTGCAGGTGACCAAACAGACGGTTACAGCGGAGTGCCAGGTATTGGTATCAAACGAGCTGTTTCTTTGTTTGAAGATAAAGGTTATACTTGGAAAACAGTTGTTGATGCATTTGCTGAGAAGGATCTTAGTGAAGACATTGCACTGCAAAACGCAAGACTTGCAAAGATCCTTACCACAGATGATTATGACTGGAGAGCAAAACAACCCATACTCTTTTCCCCCTCCTCCGATTACAGAGTTAACAGTGGAACAGGACTTCAAGATACGAAGGCTTGAAGATTTACTACCTGAAGCTGACAAAACTGATATTATTACTTTATTCATGGCGTTACAACGTCAGAACTTTGCCTTAGCTAACACCGTATCCAATCTAGTAAAACAATGGCCGACTCACCCACTTATTACACCCGAGGTAAGATTGAATGTTGGGACTTCATCAGAGACCAACAATTAAATTATCACCTAGGCTGTGCCATTAAATATATCTGCCGTGCTGGTTATAAAGATAGTGCGGTTTCTGATCTAAAAAAAGCAATCCACTATCTAGAAAATGAACTTGAAAACACACGTGCCGACTCTGCTGGACCAAGCGAAAGAGTTCCGAACCGCTTACTCGATCTTGGATTCGATGAATGGGCAACTGACTCAGAAATCTTTGATCGATGAAGAGTGGTCAGAATTTCACGAAGCCTTTCATTTTAAAGATGAACACGAACAATTAAAAGAACTTTGTGATCTTGTCTATGTGTGTTATCAGTTTGCTGCTAACAACGGTTGGGATCTAGATGAAGCTATGGATCGTGTTCATAAATCAAATATGTCCAAACTAGATGAGAATGGACAACCTATTTACCGTGCAGACGGTAAGGTCTTAAAAGGACCAAACTATAAACCTCCAAACCTAACTGATCTACTCAATGTCTAACTATATCTCCCGCACAGGTCGGGTTCAATCATGGATCGATGATCCTACACATCGCCTACCCGTCAGCTGCACAGTATTTGTAGTTGAAAATGAAATGGAAGGACCAAACGGAATTGAGGCCAGCTGGAGGTTTGCATCACATGCCCTTAGGTATGGTGCAGGTTGTGCTATTCACCTAGACAAACTTGACCCTAAAGGTTACGTTCGTGAGTCAGGTGTAACAGCTTCTGGTCCTGTAAGTTTCGGTAAAATTTATAGCAGCTTAAATGAAATATTACGTAGAGGTGGGGTGTACAAAAATGGTGCAATTGTTCTTCATATTTCGCTCAATCACCCCGATGCTCTTGACTTTATTACTGCTCCTAGATCGGAACTACCTTGGGTCAAACGATGCATCAACATCACTGAAGAGTGGTGGAAGGATTGTACGTTTAAGGAACAACTATTATTCGGAATTAAATCAGGTGACATCTGGTTAAACAAAGTAAAATATGACAATGAAGGAAACCGCATCAGAGGTAACGTCTGTCTCGAAGTATACCTGCCATCACGAGGTACCTGTCTACTACAGCATATCAATCTTGGAGCCTGTGAGTTCGACGACATCCCACGAGCATTTGTTGAAGGTATGTCCGAGTTGTGCAGCCTACATAGTAGGACAGCTGTCGGAGATTCTGGAGAATACCTCCCGTCTGAAATTGATAGACAAGTGGGACTCGGCATGCTTGGGCTCGCAAATCTCCTACGGCGGTACGGAGTAACATACGATCAATTTGGTCGTGCATTAGAACAGTACAACAACAACGAAACTATCCGCTCGGCAGCTTATGAACTTGTCTCTCAAATTGCTTCAGGAATTAACCAAGCAGCCACAATCGCTCGCGAGTATAATATGGTTCGAGCCTTTGCTATCGCTCCAACCGCCAGTTGCAGTTATCGAAGCGTGGATCTGGATGGCTATACTAGCACACCAGAAATCGCTCCACCTATCTCGAAGACAGTCGATCGCGACAGCGGTACTTTCGGAGTACAAACTTACAACTATGGCGATGTAGAGATTGCGTCAGAAGTAGGTTGGGAAAATTATAAAAGAGTTGCAGATGGCATTATGACAATGCTTGATGCCACAGGACTTCTTCATGGATACAGTTTTAACTCTTGGAGTGATTCAGTAACCTACGATAATGAATTCGTGGAAGAGTGGCTACGGTCTCCGCAAACAAGCCTCTATTATTCACTACAAGTGATGAGTGATACACAAGATAAATCTAGTGCATATGCTGCATTAGATGAATCAGAAGTAGACAACTATTTGGAGGACATTTTAAATGAAGAAATTACATGCGATTGTCAAGAATGAACCCTTACGAAAAACTACTGAACAGAAAAAGAAAATGGACACCAGTCCAGACAACTGCCGGATTATGCAAGGCAGGGGCGGAAGAGACGGTACACCGTGCACTTGCGTTGCGACATATGGAACTACCTGTGGGAGATTTTATCCGTGATGGATTGGCTACCGACGTACCAGAACTATCGCGGGAGTTACTGGAATCAAACATCACCGATGAGGAAAATCACGACCTGGCACTTGGTTACATTGCCAATGCTTACGGGGTTGACGAAAAAGCTGAATCGGAAGCTCTCAGGCTCAGGGAAGCTTGGACTTCGCATCCTGATCACACAATACTCAAAGCGATGGTTGCCGAACGTGCAATTTTCTTCGTTCTTTTACCATTCTTCCGCTTTAATGGTGACGCTGGAATGCGAACAGTCAGCGCGGATATAAGCAGAGATGAGCAAATACACGTTGCTGCCAATAGCATTGTTTGTCGGGAGCTGGGGCTTACTGTCAGCCCTAGTCTTGATAAACTCCGCAAGGCAACTATCAATTGGGTAATGCAACCCCTAGGTATTAATACTACCGATAAATATTTGGATAAAAAATTTTGGCTGGATTCTAGTGATCGCTTAATGTATGAAGGCAAGGCTCCTGAGCTTTCCGCAACTAAAGCAGCACGGATGCCAGCATTCTTTGAGCATAGTAATGTCAACCTCCCCCAATACGCTTGAAATTCTAGGGATGCAATCCCGTGGACTCATACATCAATTAGAAGAATCATTTCCACCACTTAATCCTAGTCCTGCTGATCCATACGAATACATCATGTATCGTGCAGGCCAACGTAGTGTCGTTGAATGGATCATTAAATATATGGAAGAAAACTAATGGCAATCGGAACAGGCGCTTACGGTGCCGGTGCTCCAAGCGCAGCATCTGGTGCTAAATATTTTGGTGGTGCTGATTATGGCGCAGCTATTTCTAGCGGACATACAAATATACAAATTTTTGATTGGTTAAACGCCAACTTAAGTAAGCTCAGTCCAGGTAAAGCAAACCAACCAGGCGGCGGCGGTCTTTACGACCAAATTCAGGCAAGGGCACAAAACGAACGAGCTATTGCAGCCCAAAACCGCCAACGGCAAGGGGAAATCGCAAGACAAGAAGAGATGCAACGGCAGCAGGAAGCCGCACAAGCTGAAAGACTTAGGCAAATGGAAATTAGTAGCCGTACACAAGCAGCTAACCTATCAAGATCAGGGTTACAAAGTGCACTAGAAATTAAGTCAGATTCTAAATCATCTAGAACTGCAGGCACACAGGGATTTAGACGAAGGAAACTACAAGTAAATCCAACTGCTTATAGTGCTGTTTCTTCAGGAGCAGACACTAACAAATCAAAAAACAAAAACACATCAAAGGTACTTAACGTCTAATGACAGCTAAATCACGTTATGATAGATTGTCTTCAGACCGTTCCCAGTTTTTAAACACTGCTAGACAAGCAGCAGATCTAACTCTACCTTATCTTATCCGAGAAGACGGGTCTTTTACTAAAGGCTCGTTAAATTTAACAACACCGTGGCAATCAGTTGGAGCAAAAGGTGTGGTGACGCTTGCAAGTAAATTAATGCTTGCATTGCTACCTCCACAAACCAGCTTCTTTAAGCTACAGGTAAATGATATTAACATCCCGGGAGAATTAGGACCAGAAGTTAAATCAGAACTTGACTTGTCATTTGCTAAGGTTGAACGCACTATTATGGAGTCTATTGCAGCCTCTAGTGATCGTGTTGTTGTTCATCAAGCATTAAAGCATCTTGTAGTATCTGGTAATGCTCTAATCTTTATGGATAAAGATATATTAAAACTATATCCTTTAAACAGATACGTAGTAGATAGAGATGGCAACGGTAATGTTATAGAAATTGTAACTAAAGAAACAATATCAAAAAAACTATTAAAAAAAACTTACCCAGATTATAAAGAGCCACAAACAAATACACCCAATGAAGATTCATCACAACATAATGATGAATGTGATATTTACACACACTGTACTCGTGATAACAATCGTTGGGTATGGCATCAAGAAGTATATGGTGAAATTTTACCTAAATCTTTTAGCAAGGCACCCCTTGATGCAAACCCCTGGCTTGTGTTACGCTTCAACCACGTAGACGGAGAAGTCTACGGTCGTGGTAGAGTAGAAGAGTTCATTGGTGATTTAAAGTCACTTGAAGCTCTGTCACAAGCACTGGTTGAAGGCAGCGCAGCAGCTGCTAAGATAGTGTTTACCGTCTCACCCTCCAGTACTACCAAACCATCAACGCTTGCTAAGGCAGGCAATGGTGCTATCATCTCTGGTCGTCCAGACGATATTGGTGTAGTTCAAGTGGGCAAGACGGCAGACTTCCAGACTGCTTATCAAATGGTAGGTACGCTAACTCAACGTTTAAGTGAGGCATTCCTTATTCTTAATGTAAGACAGTCTGAGCGCACAACTGCCGAAGAGGTCAGAATGACTCAAATGGAGCTGGAACGTCAACTTGGAGGATTATTCAGCCTACTAACTGTTGAGTTTCTTGTTCCTTATCTTAATCGTAAACTAAACGTTGCACAAAAAACAGGAGAGATTCCTCGCCTTCCTAAAGGTGATATTGTCAAACCTACTATTGTTGCTGGTATCAATGCTTTGGGTCGTGGTCAAGACAGAGAAAGTCTTGCTCAATTTCTTTCTGTTGTTGCACAAACAATGGGACCAGAAGCTATCCAACAGTATATTAATTCTGAAGAAGTTGTCAAACGTTTGGCAGCAGCATCTGGTATTGATGTATTGAATCTTGTTAAGAGTATGCAAGAAAGACAGCAAGAGCAGCAACAGGCTATGGAGCAACAACAACAGATGATGGCTCAACAACAAGAGCCACAACTAGCTGCTGTTGATCAAAAGCGTGAGCAAGCTGAAGCACAAATGATGATGCAACAACAACAACAACAACCACCAATGCAATGAGCGAAACACTAACATTTAATGAAACACCCGCTGATCAGCCTGAACTTAATGCTGATGAGCAAGAGTCTCTCGCTGTTGCCGAGGCTAACGAAGGGGAACAACAACAGCTACTAGCAGGTAAGTTTCAAGATACACAATCTCTTGAACAAGCTTACCTAGAATTGCAAAAGAAACTAGGTGAACCGCGTGAAGAAGAACAAGGTTCAGAAGAAGTAGTAGAAGAAGAGCCTGAAGCTGCAGAAGAAGAGGAACCTGAATCTTCTGATGATAAACTATCTGAAGACCAAGCTACTCAATTATTTGAAATGATTGGCGGAGAACAAGTTTATAAAAATATGCTAGATTGGGCTGGAGAAACTCTTAGTAAAGAAGAGATTCAGATGTACGATTCAGTTATGTCGAAAGGTGATCCTAATAGTATTTTCTTTGCTGTCCAAGCATTGAATAGTAAATATACAGATGCTGTTGGTAAAGAAGGTCAACTACTAACTGGACGCACTTCAGCATCATCTGCTGATAATGTATATCGTAGCCAATCAGAACTCGTAGCAGCTATGAGTGACAAACGTTATGATACTGATCCAGCATATCGTTCTGACGTTATGCGTAAACTTGAAAACTCTGACCTTGAATTTTAATGACTGTTACCACCAACGATCGCGGACAGCAGAACCTCTTTGCTAAAGAACCCACCATGTACACTGACGAAAACTACACTGTGAATCACAACGACAAAGCAGAAAAACTAAACGGTCGCCTAGCTATGCTAGGTGTGATTGCTGCGCTAGGTGCGTATGCACTAACTGGTCAAATTATCCCTGGAGTATGGTAATGCCACAAGGAAAAGGAACTTACGGATCACAGAAAGGTCGCCCACCTAAGAAAGGTACAAAAAAAGGTACGAAAAAGTAATGGCTAAGAAAGGTCTCTACGCTAACATCCACGCAAAGAAAATGCGTATTAAAAAAGGCTCAGGTGAAAGCATGCGTAAGCCTGGAAGCAAAGGTGCACCCACTGCTGCTAACTTTAAACGAGCTGCTAAAACTGCTAAGAAAAAATGATTGAATGCCCACAATGTACTGCACCACAGCAGTACGTGCTAGAACAACTACAGACTTCTGCTGGTGTGACAGACCGTACAGCACTGGCAGTCATTATGGGTAACATCCAACAAGAGTCAAACTTTAAAGCTAACATCTGCGAAGGTGGTGCTATCGTTCCTTACGATCAATGCCTTAGGGGTGGTTATGGTTTGATTCAATGGACATCTATTGAGCGGTACATTGGTCTTGGCAGCCATTGTGCCAAACGCAATGAAGACCCTAGTGGTCTTAAATGTCAAACTGATTACTTAATAAAGGAGATGAAGTTTAGAAAAGATCTATTTGCTTTTCAAACTAATCATCAAACTATCCCTTATTATATGAATGCTGCATACTACTGGCTAGGCTGGGGTGTTCATGGTAATCGTACAAAACATACTTATTCTTTTTTAACTAAATTACAATGAAAATTTTTGCTATCCTCCCCGCTGCTTTGTTTGCTGCTTCCCCTGTACTTGCTGGTCCTTATGTAAACGTTGAAGCCAACTCTGGCTGGTCTGGTACTGATTACTCAGGTACTGTTATTGATAACCACGTTGGTTACGAAGGATCTAATTGGTATCTACAAGGTGGTCCTAGTATTGTCAGCCCTGATGGTGGTGACTCTGAAGTAGAACTGTCTGGTAAAGCTGGTGGTTCTGTACCATTGGGTGAGAACCTCGGTGCATACGGTGAAGTATCCTTTATCACAGGTGATGACAACAATGGTTACGGCACAAAGGTCGGTGTAAAATATAGTTTTTAATAGCTAAATAGATTTAATGGAGGGTGCAATTCCCTCCCTAGCTCTAGACAGCCAAGTCTTTAAAATGGTCTTACTTACTAGAACAAAACACACATGAACTATTATTTAAATGACCGCTACTATTTCGCTACAAAGACAACAAAAGAATATTTGGAACAACTTCTGTGACTGGGTAACCAGTACTAACAACCGACTGTACGTTGGTTGGTTCGGAGTCCTGATGGTTCCAACACTAATCGCTGCTACAACCTGCTTCATTGTTGCATTTATTGCAGCCCCACCTGTTGACATTGACGGTATCCGTGAGCCCGTTGCTGGCTCTCTTATGTATGGAAACAACATCATCTCAGGGGCAGTCGTCCCCAGCTCCAATGCAATCGGTCTACACTTCTACCCAATCTGGGAGGCCGCATCCCTGGATGAGTGGCTCTACAACGGCGGACCATTTCAACTGGTTGTGTTCCACTTCCTTATCGGTATCTATTCGTACATGGGTAGGGAATGGGAACTCTCTTACCGACTTGGAATGAGGCCTTGGATCTTTGTTGCATACTCCGCACCCGTGGCAGCTGCATCTGCTGTCTTCCTTGTTTACCCGTTTGGACAAGGTTCTTTTTCCGACGCTATGCCTCTTGGCATTTCCGGTACTTTTAATTATATGTTGGTGTTCCAAGCCGAGCACAACATACTCATGCACCCCTTCCACATGCTCGGGGTTGCTGGTGTATTTGGTGGGAGCTTGTTCTCAGCTATGCACGGATCACTGGTTACATCGTCACTTGTACGTGAAACAACTGAAACTGAAAGTCAAAACTATGGTTACAAATTTGGACAAGAAGAGGAAACGTACAACATCGTTGCAGCGCACGGCTATTTTGGTAGGCTTATTTTCCAGTACGCTAGCTTTAACAACAGCCGTAGTCTCCACTTTTTCCTTGCAGCTTGGCCTGTTGTTGGCATTTGGTTTACCGCTCTTGGTGTCTCTACGATGGCGTTCAACTTGAATGGTTTTAATTTTAACCAATCAATTCAATCATCAGATGGTCATGTAGTTAATACATGGGCTGACATCTTGAACCGTGCTGGTCTTGGTATGGAAGTAATGCATGAACGTAATGCACATAACTTTCCACTTGACCTTGCATCAACTAGCTCTACACCTGTTGCCTTAGTGGCACCTGTGATCGGCTAATACACACACTTAACTTTAATAATAAAAAACATGGCACAACAAAAAAAAGGCTCAGCTAAACCCACTCCTTTGAAACCACAACCCACTCCCGAAGATAAGAAAAAAGATCTTCGGTACGTACATAACACAAACTAAATAGTTGGAGAGGCACCTCAGAGTCGGACCTCTCCTTCATTGGCGTTGGCCCGTACGCGGACACCCTTCGCCGTCTAGACGGTGGGATAGACCACAAATTTTAAGCAACAAACTCTGAACGTTCAGAGAGTAAACAACATTTTTATTCTCTACTAATGGCACAACAAAATAGTAACGAACCAAAGGCCGATCTTACACGGCCTGGTCGATCTAATGGCGGGACATCTGATGCCCGCGAACTTTATCTTAAACTCTTCTCAGGAGAGATGTTCAAAGGTTTCCAGCGTAATACAATCGCTCGTGACCTTATTATGAAGCGCACCCTAAAGGGCGGCAAATCATTGCAGTTTATTTATACTGGTCGTACCAAGGCTGAATTCCATACGCCTGGAAATTCCATTTTAGGTAACGATGACCAGGCACCTCCTGTCGCTGAGAAGACTATTACCTGCGATCAGCTTCTTATCTCCAGCGCATTTTTGTATGAATTGGATGAGGTTCTTAGCCACTATGACCTGCGCTCTGAAATCTCCCGCAAGATTGGTTATGCACTCGCTGAGAAGTATGACCGTTTGATCTTCCGTGCTATCTCCAACGGTGCACGTAAGGCATCCCCTGTCTCCATGACAGGCTTTGCTGAGCCGGGTGGTACTCAGATCCGTGTTGGCAATAATGCTGACGCTGACGACGCTCTGGATGACGGCAATCTGGTAAATGCGTTCTATGACGCAGCTGCTGCTATGGATGAAAAGGGAGTGAGTGGTGATGGCCGCGTGGCTGTCATTAACCCACGTCAGTACTACGCCCTAATCCAGGGTGCATCTTCTAACGGTCTGATCAACCGTGATGTCCAAGGCTCCTCACTGCAAAGCGGTGAAGGTGTTGTGGAGATCGCTGGTATCAAGATCTACAAGTCGATGAACGTACCGTTCTTCAGCAAGTACGGCACCAAGTACGCACCGGCTGAGAACGCGGCTGCTGCTACCGATCCCGCAACCGCGTCTCCCACTAACACTGGTAACTTTGTGGATGTGGACATCGAAGATGGCCGTAAGTCAGTTGCTGGCATCGAAAACGAGTATGGCCAAGCTTCTAACTTCACCAACAGCTGTGGTTTGATCTTCCAGCGCGAAGCTGCTGGTTGTGTTGAAGCGATTGCTCCTCAGGTTCAAGTAACCAGTGGTGACGTTTCTGTTATCTATCAGGGTGACGTGATCCTTGGCCGTTTGGCCATGGGTGCTGACTACGTGAATCCAGCTGCTTGTGTCGAGCTGTACGCTGGCACCGCTACTGCACCTGCTGCATTCTAATTTATCTTACATTGGGAGTCTCTTCGGAGGCTCCTTTTTTTTAATTCTTTATTGAGAATAATACTCATTATCAATTTATGGCCTTCCCTACTACTGGCTCCAATACTGAGCTACAAGCTGTTAATCAGATCCTGGCGTCAGTTGGTCAGGCTCCTGTCACTACATTGACAACTGATGTAACTTTCGTACTTGACAAATCTACAACTTTTACT